GGATTTCTGAAGTCACCACTGACGAAGAGTTCGAGTCCAATACCTTCGATAAGGCGCAGTATGATCGCGTGATGCAGCAAATCAAGGCTGACATGGCACGGGAGAAATCTCTGAGCGTCACGGGCATTCAGCAACAAGTTAAAAAAGACCTTCCGGGTACTAAAGTATCTCAGGTTCGTGACATCATGGCTGAGATGGAGTCTCGTGGATACTTGGAGTCTGATCCGCAACAGAGTACAGTAACGGATAGAAAGACTGGGGTCAGATACAAGCCAGCGGCTAAATATCAACCAACCAAAAACATGGTGCCACAACTGAAGACACCAGATGTCTCATACCGTAGGCAAATTGATATCGCAAATGAGGCGGTAGAGAAGAACAATCAGATCATTGCTGGACTCAAGCTGGACTTGGATTCGGTTCGTGAATATGGGCGTGACCTACAGGGTAAACGTACAAGTGAAAACGCAATCCAGTACGAGATGGACAGACTGAACAAGCGCAACGCTCAGTACGGAGAGCTTGTTAATGGAGCGCAGCAGGGTCTTCAGCGACTTGGTACTTTGCCATATGTGCCAAAGGTTACACCCGAAACGGGTAAGGCTCAGTCCCTTGAGGCTAAGGTTGCAGCGGCTAAGGCTCGTAGCGTTGCCGATCAGGTCAAAGAAAAAGTTCAATCGAACAATCCTGTTTTCACACCTGCCATCAATGAAAAGCAAGACAAGGTACTCAAGTCTATTCGCAAACGTCTTGATGGCTATGGTCTAAAGGATGTTAAGTTAAACGTAGAGCAACAAGTTAAAGCCCCAGATGGTGCAGAAGTTGAGGGCGTCTACAACCCATTCGGTAGAGTGATTGCTTTGTCTATGGGTATATACGATCCTAAACTTTCTGAGACAGAACTGTTCAATCGTGTCGGTGAAGTTCTTGATCATGAGACAACGCATGCCTTGAAAGAGATGAACGTCATCACTCCGTCTGAGTGGAGTTCTTTGACTAATGCTGCGGGGAAAGTGAAGTACGCAAAGACCAAGGACGGTCAGGTTCAGAAGAGAAAGTACTCGTACCTCGACAGAGCAAAACGCATGTACTCACAGGACACTGCGGAAGTGCAAGCTGAAGAAGCTGTGGCAGAAATGTTTCGTGACTACAACGCTGGTCGCTTAAAGCTGGCTGGCAAGCCAAAGGGTTTGTTCAATAAAATCAAGAACTTCTTCAAGTCTATAGTCGGCGGCTCAGTTGATAATGGATTTACTGACGTTCAGAGTATCTTTGATAATATTAATGTTGGTGAGATTGGGGGCCGCGATAGGGGTCAAGCTATAGCTCAAGATACACAGCCAGCAGTTCGTTCTTCTAGACTAGCAGCGACTGAGGAAGAGGTCCGCCCATTAGAAGAGATCAGAATGCCGATTGATTCGACGGCACCTAACGATCAGATACGCGCTCAGATACAGCGCATGACAAATCAGAACCGCCCTATTGTGAAGCGCATGGTTAAACGCATAGACGAAAGGTTCGGAACCAAGTCGGGTGATAACGCTAAGGACTTGTCTAAGGTTACTCAAAAGGCCAATCGTCCATCCATAAAGGCCAAGAAGCCTTGGCATGATGTATCACACATCAGGGACAGCTATCGCTTCAAGACAGTCATTCCAGATTTCAGAGATGTTCCGGCAATCTTTGATGAGCTTTTGGCTGAAGGCATTGGCCTAGTTAAGATCGATACCAACAAGCTCTTTCAACCGGGTGAATGGGGATGGCGCATTATTGCGTTTGATCTTCGTATGCCAAACGGACAGCTTGTAGAATGGTATCTGCCCCTCAAAGAATTAGAGGCAGAGAAGAAGGCTCGTGGTCACCTTATCTTTGAAGAGTGGCGCAACAAGACCCAAGAAGAAATGAACGCGAACCAAGTGGAGTTCATGAAGGCTTTGGATACAAGCTGGACGAACTATAACGATGCGTTCTTAACGTCCCTTGATCGCATGGGTCTATCGCCTCAAGAAGCAGAGGCGTCTTGGAGAAACGCAGAGACTTCCATATCTGATGCGGCTCTGAATTCACGCAGATCGTCTGGCATGATGGTCTCTTCCAGAGACAGCTTGGGAACCCAAGTGCCGTCCAGTGATCTAAATATTGGATCAGAACCATCTCTGAAAAGAACAGCTCGTTCCGTTCCGTCTTCTATTAACGCTCGTGCAGCCATGTTATCTACCTCCGATGACTATGTTACAGGTGTTCCAGTAGAAAACCAAGTTAAGTTCTCTAGGTTGCCACGCACCTCCAGTGTATCAGGTTTACAGAGTTTTATAAGAAGCAATCCTGATGGCTTCACTATTGATCCTGTGACTATGGAACCTGTATCTTCCGGCTTTGTTGTTGCTCCATTGAAAGAAGCAGAAATAATTGTCGGTGAGACCTTGCCTGAAGAGGTTCTATTAGGGTATATAGATGACAATAAGGATATCGCAAGAGCAACCAACAAGCCAGTCTACTTAGGTGGGTGGTTTGATGAGGACTCACAGCAATACTTCCTAGACAACACGTTAATAGTTCCTACTGCAGAAGAGGCTCTTTATATAGCTGAAGCCGCAGATCAACTTGCAATATTTAACTTGAATAACTTTGAGGAGATAAGAACCAATGAAGGAATCAGACAACTCCAAGCCAATGGTACTTACAGAGGTGACACCGCAGTCGGATACCAGAGAAACCTTGCTGAAGTTGGTCGCCGCTTTGCGGAAGCAAGGGATAACCGTAACTCCCGCCAAAAAGAACAGCTTACTAGAGGAGTAGAGGGTTACAGGCAGTCACGCCTGTCCCTGCCACTCACTCCTGAACAACGTGCTGCAAGTGTTCTTGATTATCTAGACCCTGACACTGGTCAGCCTAAGTTCAAAAGCAAGCCGGGTTCAGAGACTTTGGTTAGCTTCGCCAACAAACTCCTCGAACTTCGTGGCACTAGATCATACGATCTAAACTCACCAGATGATCGCGAAGAAGTAGCAAGGATCATGGCGGCAGAAGCCGAGGCCGCTCTCTTATCCAGTAGCGATGCCCTTGGCTGGTACGACAGCACACTTAAATTAGCCAAACAGATACTCTTTCCAGTCTATCCAGAGGTCTCTCCTCTACGTCCAGACGGCACAGAGAATGCCTTGTATGATCCCGCATCCGAGCATGCCTTTGATTTTGCTACAGCAATTACCTCAAATGGCCTGTCAGTAATCGACAATTACCTGTTGGCATCTCGCCAGTATGATGCTTGGAAGAACAGCACAGACGGCAGGTTCCCACTCGCTGCCTCGGGCAAGCAGGGCCAGTCGATGATGAAGGCTTGGGAGTTCTGGAACCACCTGACTGACTTCGGCTATGACTCGAATCAAATAAACGATTTGCTCATGACGCAGCTACCAAAAGGTGAGTTGGCTGGACTCATGACTGAGGTGTTTGGTGTTGAGCGAGTGAAGGACTTGCCCTTCAAGATAGATGGTAAAGAACTAGCCAGCGAAACCGTTGGAGTTGCTTACGTCCTTGGGCCTAAGATTGGTAACGGTTTCTATCAGAACCTTCGTGGAAACTTCTCTCCACTAACAATGGATCGCTGGTGGATGAGGTTTGTTAACCGCATCACTGGTAATCCTATTGTTGATTATAATGATGAGCTTGTTCAGGCGAATAAAGACAAGCTATGGAGCATGATATCTAACCCTGACAGCTTGTCTGACACGGACAAGAAGCTGCTTGTCGATACCGTAGAGTCACTTGACATCAGCACCATTGAGAAAAGTGACATTGAACTTATAGCGCCACAGGTTCAGAAAATCTGGGACAAGAACTTCTACAACAAGGCATTCAACGACAAGCTAGAAAGCCTGTCAGATCAGTACGATTTCGTTGTGACCCGCACTGGCACAGTAACTGGCAAAGATGCTGCCAAGGTTAAGAAGTTGGCTCAAGAAGCAAGGCCATCATCTACTGATCTGTCACTAGCTGCTAAGAACTTAGCTGCTAAGTTAAAGCCAGAGCTTCAGGAAGACCCACGCAACGCAACAGAACGCGCAGCAATGCGAGCAACCGCTGTACGCGCTCGCGAAATACTTCGTAACAGTAATGAGCTTGCCCTCGACATAACCAACGCCGACTTCCAAGCTCTAATGTGGTACGCTGAGAAGCGTATCTTTGAGGCGGGTGGTGTGCGTAAAGGTCGTGGTGATGACAACGACTACGCCGATGGTGCGATAGCAATACTAGAAAGCAAAGGTGTATCAGATGACAAAATCAAAGCCACACTCCCCAGTTCAGAGCGAGGAAGGCTCAGTAGTGTCAAATCTCAGCTCAAGAGAGATGCTGAAATTGGCAGAGAGATTGATCAGATACAAAGAGGGCCAATCGAAGGGAACTTCTTCGCCCCAAGAGAGCTAACAATACTCGATAGCTCAATGGCTGCGCAGGAGCAGCTTACACAGCAGGAACTATCAGAGACTAATGCGGACATGTCTGGTCTTGAAGTAGACCCTGAGCTGCCTCCTCAGAGGTTCTCACGCATGATCACGGCTGATGCCTTGGTCCCGGTTCGTGCGCCAGTAAATCTAAAAGATGGTTCTTCTAATCCTGTGTACGGATACTTCATGGATCGCGGCAGACTGCGTCCGATAGTCTTGCCCAAGGGTTCTCACCGTACATATGAGAGTGGTGTGGAAGTTGGTCAGGGTCTGTTCCACATACAGCAACGCAACCATGACAAGGAGCTTGTCGAGAATTCCAAGTACAAGCGCGTTGAGAATGCTATCTATGACATGCTTCGTCGCTGGCAGGATCAAGGATATGACGATGGTCCCGCTGTGATCTCATACCCAAGTCAGAACGGCATAGTGCTTGAGTGGCGTAACAACATAGCGTTCAGTGCGCCACCTATGCGACTTGTCTTGGAGTCAGGTCGTGATCTGCCCAACGCTCCAGCTAAAGATGTATTCTACATAAAGACTTTCTTTCCCATCTTGGAGAAGAAAGCGCGTAAGACTTCGCCAGTTGTTCGTCAGTCGATCATGTACAGTACGCTTTCTGAAGACGTACAAGAAAAGCAGTACAACCTAAACTACGCTAAGGCTGCTGATTTCTTGGGCAAGGGATTGGGATTTGTTCTGCCAAAGGACAAGGCTCAGGACGCTGCCGATGCGGTGATCCGCAAGTTCCAAGATGACATGCTCCCTGTAGGTAGGATGATACAGGAGCTGAAGAAGGCAGGTGCCAAGATAACTGATGCCTTCGACGCCTACTTACAGGAAGAACTATACCATGGTCGTGTTGGTGCCGAGGTAGATACTCGCCAGAAAACCATATACAAAGACGCGGTTGATGCAGTTAAAGTTCTCAACGTGCCTGCTTCTAAGGTCAATGAACTTAAAACGCTGTCTTCTTTCTTCAGTAAAGTTCTTGAAAGTTATCCAAGTAAGAAACTCGCTATAGCTGATGCGGTTCTTTACGCAACTCATGCCAAGGAGCGCAACGCATACATTCGTAAGGGGGACCCAAAGAATAATTCTGGGTCAGGCATGACTGATGGCGAAGCTGATGCAATCTTAGCATGGGTAGCAACCCTTGACGCCCCTAGTATTTCGGCACTTCAAGGCATTCAGTCTTCAGTTAGGGCTATTATTAAGGACACAAACGATAGTCGTGCCAACTACGGACTCACCCCGGAAGAACTTCGTGAGGATAAGAACTTCAACTCATATGTCCCACTGCAAGGCAAGGATGATCCTACGGATGGGGAAGTTGGTTCTGGCGCTAGACTTGGCGCTAAGGGCTTTGGCGCTAGAGGAAGAGAGGATCGTCGCGCTCTTGGTCGGTTCGACTATGCAAGAGACATACTTGCTACAGTGTTTAATCAGAACCAAAACACCGTTGTTCGGGGTGAGAGGAACCGAGTAGGTCAGGCATTCATCAAGCTGCTTCAGGCAGAGCCGGAAAAAACTCGCGGGTTCGGGCGCATCTTAGATCGCCTGCCGACTATGAGAACTAAAGATGAATACGGAAACGTAGTAAGAGTTCGTGATCCTCTTGCCGCTCAAAACGAAAACATCTTCGTCGCTAAGGTAGACGGTAAAGATGTCTATGTAGAGCTGAACGATGCCCGTATAGCTAGGGCTTTGAAGGGTTCTGATGGCACTGGATCAAGCTCTCTCGCTTCAATAACACGAGCGTTAGGCAAGATGAACCGCTACCTATCCTCTATCAATACGTCCTATAACCCAGAGTTCATAATAACCAACATAATCCGAGACATTCAGACCGCTGGGGTTAACGTCCAGCAGTTCGATGCCAAGGGCATGATTAAAAGTATGCGTAAGGACTATACAAAAGCCTTTGCGGGCATCAAAAGAGCCGTAATAAATGGTGACAAGGACAGTGAGTGGGCCAAGATATACGCAGACTTTGTTCGTGATGGTGGTCAAAACTCTGCCAACCCAATGAACAGTGTTGCAGATCAAATAGCAAACATAGAAAATGTTCTTGGTGACATCGCTGAAGATGGCGCTCGTGGCAAGTTCAATAAGATGAAGAACAGCTTTGCTGGTGAAAAAGTTAGCTCTCTTTTTAGGCTCCTAGAAGACTACAACACGGTTGCTGAGAATGCCATCCGTGTAGCTGTTTACAAAGGCCTCAAGGATAAGGGCTTCACCAACGAGAGAGCCGCACAGGCAGCTCGAAATGTGACGGTGAACTTCGGTAAGGGCGGTGAAAATAAGGCCGCCATGAACTCTTTCTACTTGTTCTACAACGCATCTATTCAGGGTTCATTTGCACTTTTCAACGGCCTGCTTCGGTCTCCAAAAGTTAGAAGGATTTGGGGATATCTAATTGCTTTCGGCTTGATGCAAGACGTTATAAACTCTATGTTTTCTGAAGAGGATGATGACGAGATTCTAGTATATGACAAGATACCAGATTATATTCTTGAACATAATATAATTATAGCAACGGGTGGCCTGACGGATCGCGGTTACATCGCCATACCAATGCCGTATGGTTTGAACTCAGCAGTGAATGCTGGCCGCGCACTTGGCAGAACGCTACGGGGTGAGTACTCAGCCTCAGAGGGTGCCAAGTCTGCTATCATGACCCTTGTCGATTCCCTCAATCCACTAGGCGGCACCGAGAACCTGCTGAACTTTGGTGCGCCAACGGTTCTTGATCCATTCGTAGAGATCACAAGGAACGAAAACTTTGCAGGCATTCCAATATACAAAGAACAGTATCCCGGTGATCAATCACCCGACAGTCAGCGTTACTTCAATAGCGTAAGTCCATCCTCGAAATGGATTGCCGAGAATTTAAACTCTCTTACTGGCGGCACAAACCAGATGTCAGGTTTCATTGATTGGAACCCGGAGATCATGGATTACTGGTTCGATTATTTGACTGGTGGTATAGGTAGGTTTGTTCAGAGAGCAGCGGTTGATGTGCCAATCTCTGCATACAACGATGGCTTAACTGAAGACTTAGTAAGCGAAATCCCTTTCATCAGAAAGATAATCGGCAGCGTGTCTGAAAGAGAAGACATTGGTATCTTCGTTGAGAAGCGTGACAGGGTTCTTCGTGTTGGTCAGGAGATCAAGGCAGCTCAAGATGCTGGTGATCGAGACAGGTTCATGAGAGCAAGAGAAAAATACTCTGATGAGATCGCCTTGTTGCCTCGTGTGAAGGCTATTAACAATGCCATAAGGAAGGTTTCCAAACAGCAGAACGCTGTTCGTGACAACGTCAACATACCAGACAGTCAGAAGAAGTTAATACTTGAGAGGCTAGATGAGCAAAAGCAGATGCTGTATGCCCGTGGCAATATGATGATGAAGGACTACAGATAGTTCAATTGAACTTTTGTAGCCTTCTCTGGGTGGAGTATGACCATAGCTTTTCTAATGGGCTTAGATCAATCTGATCCATAACTGATCCCATTCCGTGGCCTAAGTCCATTTGTCTGCTGTCTTTCTTGAACCTGTCCCTAGAGCAGTACCCTGATACATTGTAAGTATCTTCATCTTCTTGGCACACAAGGACTGCGCAGTTTGCTTTGAAGGCATTAATGTCTTTGAAGAGGAGGCGACCATCTGGATAGAATGTAGACTTAACATCTATAGATATATCACCGAGCCACATATCCTCACCGCTATCAACGCCAAGCTGAAAGGGATTGTGATCTATGTCGAATACCTTTGCCACACTAAGCTCTGCCTTGATGCCTATAAGATCAAGGTCATTATCGTTTCTCCCTTGATCTCTTCTTTGATTGACAACTCCAGAGGCTCTCGCCAACTGCCAACGAAACGTAGCGGCTTGTTTGCAAATAGATATTTCTCTAGGAGACAAGCGAACCTTCATGATTCCTTGTCACTTTTCTTTTCTATCCATTCCAAGATTTCACTTCTCTTCCACCGTTTCATTCTGACGCCCAAGTTAATTCCTTCTGGGAAGTCTTCTGTTTTGCTTATGAACCTGTAGGTAGACCGTAAGCTCATCGATAGCATCTTTGCTATCTCGCTTACCTTCATTAGTTTTTCTTCCATTCTTTGAACCCCTCTCTTAATTCTTCAAACTTGTTTATTGCATCAGGGTTATCCCTAAACTCCGATCTCGACTTAATGCCGCAATGGGTTCTGACGGCACTAACTGCTTCTTTCTCTTGATTAAACACATCTGTCTTCTCAGTCATGCCCATGCTGTACAGGTAGTCATGGAAGTCATCATTGCGGCACAGCAAACCTGCCGATGCAATCAACCTCTCAACATTCACCGCTTCCTCACGAGGCTCAGGTTCGTCCTGATCGTTGAGCCTCACCATGGCAACCATGTACCTAGTGCCAACCCAGTCAGTGTGAAGTTCTTGAGGACAATCATTTGGATGCACATTGAGGCGCAGCATGATGCCATTCTTGTCCTGAGACATCGACACTTTCACCGCCTCAAAGCCTATGGCTGCGTCTTTAATGCTACTCATCTTCGTCCTCCCTTAAAAAGTTTATAGGATTAAAAAACATAAGCTCTTCTGGTTTTACTTCTCTCTTTTTGCCACTGCAGTGCTTGCAGTATTCTCCACCTACAGCTCCACATTTTCGACAATGTTCATTCAACTTTCTTAGATTTGGAGATGTCATCTCTCACTCCTATGAAAAACTTTTCTTCCCGTGTATCTTTTATCGGGTGCCACATCATCATTATTAAAGTGCAACTGAGCGGCCTGCAGCCTGTCAACATGGCTCTTTGTCTTGTCTTTCTTGTGACCACAGGTCTGTAAGGGCTTCGCACCACATGCGGGGCATTCAACCTGTTGAACCATTTCTCTAGTCACTGTCACCATTGTATCTATCCCAGTTTACTCTCGCCCAATCGACAGGGTCTATCCCGATCAAGTCCCACCAAGTCTTCTCGTCACCGTATCGGTGCAGTTCCGAATGGCAGTCGCGGCACAGAGGCACAGCCCAGTTATCTCCCGATCTCATACCTGTTCCATGTTCCCCAACATAAAGCAGGTGGTGTGCTTCCGCGCCGCGCCTACACACTAAGCAAGGTTCCCCTCGCAAAGTATTCAGGTACGCTTCATCCCGAATGTTCTTATGTTTCGGAATAAGCATGTTTTTATTCGGATATTACTTCTACCTCATATTCGTTCTGTATATGCCACAACTTAACAATTGAATCTGCAAGGTCTTCATCTGGCCTCTTGATGGTCACAGTGAGTTCACCTTTGTTGTCATCCATTGATGAAATCAACCAACGATGTCCTTCATGTACACAAGAATAGACATTTATCAGGCGTTCCATTCTCCAAATCTCCTTCTCACGGGAAGAAGAAAAAGTAACTAAACCTCTACCTTCATTATTTTCCATGGTATTTCTCCTGTTTTAGAAAGGGATTTCATCATCCAAGCCAGCAACCGCAGTGTTAGCAGGGGCTTGTGATTGATACCCAGAGCCTTCTGCCTGACGCTCCCGCATAATGCTGCCTCTTAGAGATAGGAAAGGACGACCAGTCTTACCTGTCTTCCTCCATCCAACCAAGTTGGCTTTGGGTTGCTCCACTCCCTCATCTAGCTGCGCCATGAGATCACGAATAACCTCTGGTTCTAGCTCTATGTTGCCAGTGTAGTCTGGCTGGGTTGGCTTTTCTTTCCTGTCATTCTGGAACAGGATACCTGATGCTGGATATTGAGCCATTACTTCTTCTCCTTCTGAAGTTTGATTTTCTTTTCTGAAATGCAATTGATTACTTTATCGTAATCAGCGGTTGCTTCGGTCTTCGCTAGGCCAAACATAGCTTGATTGGCAACGTAGAATTTTTTCAACATGTCCTCGCTCCGAGCGGAGCCGATCCAAGAACATGCAACGTCTGACCAAGTGTCCCATTCAGACACGGCACGAGGTTCCCGATCCGCATCCTTATAGGCAAATGTGTTTATCATCTTACCAAGGATGGGTTTGTCAGCCGCTGTGGGGGCCGGTGCAGGAGCCTTTTGTTTCTTCACTGGGTCTGGCTTAGGTTTTTCCTTTACCTCCTCCTGACGGGCCTCTCCATCGCTCTGAGGCAGGTCTTCGCCAGCATAGATGTAATGCCCCAAGCCATGGTAGCTGATCGCCTTGGCTAGTCCGCGCTGAAATGCCGTGTTAATTGAAAAGGCATCTGGGTTTTGGATCGCCTTGTTGCGGTAGTCCAGCACAGGAAATAGTTCTGTCGCACTAATCCCATCGACATCAACTGTCACTTGAACGAATGAGTAACCAGCATCGTCCTTTATGCAGGGTGAGCCATCAGGCTGTATATGCTTGGTGAATGTGGCCTCTGGGTAGTGGCTCTTCAGCACACCCCAAGCCCATGCCCATGACAGGTAGGTAAGGCCATTCTTCTTTTCTGTGTGATCATTAACATTGATCGCTGATAGTGTCTTCCATACAGACATTATGTTCTCCATCCTTTAAATTGCTCACAGAACTCTGCGACATTGCAGTAGTTCCCTTCACACCGGGTCTTATCGCCCTTGCGAAATTCTATCTCCAGCTTCTTATCGCTGGACGCAACGTGTTCATTGGCGTCTTCTTCGCTATCCCATAGCTTCAACGCTCTCTTCTTTCCCTTCTCCTTCACGGCCCACTGATTGGGCTTGGCCCATTGGTCTCCGTCAGAACAAAGTGGAACCTTGTCATACAAATCGTAGTCCATCTGGGCCGACTGATGTACGTCGATACGATCATAGATATAATCTTCGCGCTCCTTCTCACTCCAGAGGGGAAGGTCCACGATTACGATTGGTGACTGCGGATATTCTTTATCGAATTGCGCACGGCGTCTCTGCCAGTCTCTGAGTATCGCACAGATGCGCAGCTTGCTAACTTTCTTCTGGCGGTTGGCACCAGCTAGTGAGTTCTCTACCAGCCAAGCATAGCAGTTCTGCTGACGCTCCCACTCAACCTTGCCAAGGATGACAGACCAAGCAGAGGTAACTTTGTAATCCGTAATTTGAATGGTGCCATCAGGCAAAACCTCTTGATGATCGAGCGCCCCCGACAGGGTCCAGTTAGCAACCTCTGCGTATAGCCGCTCTTCGACTTGGACATTCGCGGGATCGTCGGCACTTTCCAAAACATGATGGACCGCAGTGCCAAACAAAGCCCAAATCATATCGACTACGTCTGTCTCGATCTCTTCGGAATGCAAGTCTTTCATCAACCTGATGCGAGGGCCGTCGATCAATGTTGTGACACTGATGTCCGCCTTGCCTCGTGAGTATTTGTCATCTCTGGCAAAGTTTAAGAACGCATCAGGCAGGTTGTGATTGTTTGTAATTTTCATTGTTTTCTCCACTGTTTTGATGTTAGATCATAGGCAGAATGTAAAGTCAAATAGAATGTTTAAGGGTCAATATGGGTCATTTCGACATAACATTTACGGCTCTTGGAGAGCCAGCATCTAAGGCTAACTCTAGGAAAATGGTTACTATTCGTGGGCGTCCGGCATTAATAAAATCTCAGAAGGCTAGGGATTACGTCAAACAGTTTGAGCTGCAATGCCCCCAGCTAGAGGTGCCAACGACTGAAGATGTTCAGGTTGAGATGATGATCTACTACGCCAGCCGTAGGCCCGATCTCGATGAGAGCTTGATCCTCGATTGCATGCAGTGCCGCATCTACAAAAATGATCGGCAGGTGAAGCAGAAATTTATATACTGGGGGCTGGACCGAGAGAACCCAAGGACAATAATTCGCGTCCGCTCATGTGATGTAAAAGATATTCCAGACTACCTTGTTATCGGTAGAGTATAGGTAGTCGATAAATTATAACGGTAGAGTATATTATAATATAATATATTAGGCGGGAAAAATATGACCCGTTGACTGGTGCCGTTTTTGTCTCGTATGATCGCCGGATCAGAGTAGGAGAATAGCCGTGCAAATCGAACAACAAGTTCGTGGCGAGGCTTACAGATTAGGGCAAGGACAACACAAAATAAAATGCCCAAGCTGTAGCCAAGGCCGCAAAAACAAACACGATAAAACGCTTTCTCTCCGCATAGAACAAGACAAGATACTTTTTAACTGCTGGCACTGTGATCAGGAGGGAATTGTACCTATGCGGGAGAGCTTGCCAGAGACTAGGAAAGTGGAGCCAATGTCAGTCGCAAAGAACGTAAACAAGATGCCTCTATCAGTAGCTGCAATAGCTTGGTTGAGTAGCCGAGGTATCAGCGAAGCCACGGCACTGAAGGCTGGATTAGTATCAACCAAATCATGGATGCAGCCTGTCGGAAAAGAGACAGAGAGCATCATGTTCCCCTACACCAACAAGGGACAAGAGTACGCATACAAAGTCAGATCGATTGAAGCCAAAGCGTTCATCTGCAACGGTGCGCCTCAAACCTTCTTCAACATTGAAGCGGTTCAACGTAACGATGATCTCATA